TTTCTTCTGGGTCGTACACCATAGGGTATACGCCTATCATTTCCTCTCCCTTTAAGTGTCGCTCTATGAGATTAAAGTCTATTTCTTTCCACACACAACCTCCGCTGTCGCTTCCGTATGCGTAAGGAAACCCTTCAAATAATCTCCAGAATGGGCTATTCATCGAAACTCATCTGCTCCCATGTGACTCCAGCCTCCAGCAAACGACCACTTGGATGTATTGTCAAGTGTGTCTCTGCTTTCTCGCCTTCGCCTGCCTTATTCTTCCATAAGCCTACACTTACTTCGTCTTCGTAGTAGCGCCTGACCTCTTCTTCTTGGCTGGTGTCATCCCAGCGTCGCCATGTTTCTATAACGAAATGGCTTTCGCTGGTTCCTGCATACCTGCCAGAGTCGATGCCTCCTGCTTCTCCACGATTACCTCTACCGCGTGAAGATTGGTGGACTACTACGCCTACGACTCGCCAATCTGAAACGAGTTGCTTGAATGATTCAATCTTTGCTTGCACACTACCTGCATCTCCAGAGCCTCCGCCCCGAATAAGTTCCAAGTAGTCGTATATCAACACTTGAGGTCTTTTACCTCCCCATAAGTGGGTTGAGGCTATGCGCATTGCTTTGTCTAGGTCGTCTACTGACATACCTGTAGACTCAAAATGCAAATTATCAGAGTTAGCCATAATTTCTTCGGTGCGCTCCCAAGCAATTTCATCATTGCGTATTAAGCGAGCGATCCAATCTTTCTGACCTATCTCCAATTTCATAGCCGTGTATCTGCCCCAAAACATTGACTCTGTTTCATCTGGGCTTACCCACAGTGTTCGCAAGTGAGGGTTATGGGCAACCATGTTTAAACACAACATAGTTTTACCTGTATGCGTTCTACCTATTAAGGTAACAAGTTGCCCTGCTCTAGCGCCTCCCATCGTTGCCTCGTCAAAGGCACGAATACCGAAACGCCATTCCCCACCAGATTTAAGGTCGCCACGCATGCGTGACAACTGCTGATTTTTAGGAGTGTACAACCGCTTTAAGTCAGCGTCTGTAACTCCCTCTATCTTGGCTTGTTCGGCTGTGGGGGCAACCGTAGTTGCCCCCTGACCCGAACCTACAAGTTTGATTGCATCGTCAAGCGTTAAGCGATCAGGCATTTGAGTTTGCTAACCAGCCCTGTGGGTCAATAGCGGTAGGTCTATCTCCCCATGTAAAAGGACTGTGTTTAACTAGCCCGCCAAAGTAACCGCTCTTATTTGCAAGAGGGTGGTTACCATCGCTTTGTACGACGACAAAAGAGCCGTCGGGATTGACTGACAACCCGCGCTTAATCTTGAAATCTCCAAGAGCGCATTTGCCATTTTTCGTGATCGGTATATTTTGACCACGCATAGATTCGACAAAGTAATCTGCTGGGAACTCTCTAGCCCCTTCAGCAAATAGTTTACGTATTGCCTGATTATCCATAAATGCAGATTGTTGCGATCCGTACACAATTCCTTGTGAACGTTCAAACATAAACACTTTGTTTACATCTGCATATTGGGCAT